ATGCTTGGACTCTAACTTCTATACCAGCAGGAAGTACAGCAGTTTTAGCAGGTAGTACTACTGTAAGCCCAACATTTACTGCTGATTTAGCGGGCGCGTATGTAGCTAGCTTGGTAGTGAACGATGGAGTTGTGAGTAGCGCACCATCTACAGTAACTGTTACTGCCTCGTAATAAAATGAGGAGCTCCGGCTCCTCTACACTATAATAGGACTATGGGAACAATTACCGCTCAAGCCATAATTAATAAAGCAGCGATTCAGTTAACTGACGTTGGTAATACCCGTTGGTCACGCGCTGAATTACTAGACTGGCTTAATCAAGGGCAGAAACAAATTGTTGTCATGTCCCCTAGCGCGACTAATAAAGTCAGCGTAGTTCAATTAGTAACAGGCACTAGACAAACTATCCCTTCCGATGGATGGACTTTACTAGAACTTATTCGATACATGGGCACAAATGGTTCTACACCAGGGCGTGCAGTTCGAGTAACTTCTAGAGAGCTAATTGATTCTTTTAACCCTACTTGGCATGCAGCCGCAAAATCTGCAGTGCCTAAGCATTACATATTCGATCAACAAGATCAGACAGTGTTTTACGTATACCCCCCTAACAATGGTCAGGGTTATGTACAAATTAATTACGCTCCAGTACCCCCAATGATTACTTCGGAAAGTACTGTAATATCAATTAGTGATACTTTTGAGCCAGTTTTATTGGACTATATTCTTTATAGGGCTTGTAGTAAAGACGCAGAATACGCCCCTGGTTTGCAGCTTGCTGCGGGATATTTACAAACCTTTATGGCTGCTATGCAAATTAAGCAGACTTCTGAGTTGGCTAATAGCCCAAATCAAAACTTTACTGCAAAAGACCCAAATAAACCAGGATCTGAGTCATGACCCAAGCATACGGTTTTTCCGTTTCTTACGACGAGTTTTTGCCTCGAGTACTGCAATATGTACCTGATGCATCTGAATTTATTGCTGTTGATGCAATTAAACAGGCTTGTATTGAGTTCTGTGAAAGAACTTATTTTTGGCAATACACCATTCCAGCTATTAACATAGTCAACGGGCAAGCAAATTATGCAATTAATACCCCAGCAGATACTAAGCTGGTAGGGCCTATTCAGGCTTACTTTAATACTTTGTTACTTATTCCTAAGAGCCCTGACGAACTAGCTGATATTTATCGCATGGGGGCATGGGATCAATTACAGGGATCACCTCAGTATATTACTAGGACTATTAAACCTGAAGTGCTTTTAGTTCCTATTCCATATATTACCCAACCAGGGGCTTTATATTTAAGAACGGCTTTAGCCCCAACCCAGGATTCTACAGAGATTGATTCTGAGATCTACGAACAGTGGGCAGAAGCTATTGCTTGGGGTGCTAGAGCTCGTTTATTGGCTCAGCCACGACAGGATTATACCGATAAGGCGGGCGCTATTGAAGCCGCTAAAATGTTTAACTACCATATCAATAGAGCTAGAATCCAGATGAACAAGGGGCTTACACGAGCTTCTACAAGAACAGAATTCCAGAGGTGGGCATGAGCACTATAAAAATTGTACAAAATGATAATCTACCAGAGGTAACTTTAACCCTTACCGACCGCAATACTGGGGACCCAATTGACCTTTCAGCGGCTACAACTACAGTAGTTGTTAAGTTTCGTGCCCTTGGCAGTACTACAATTTTATCTACGTTAACTTGCTCAAAAGTGGATGCAGTTAATGGTGTTGTTCGTTTCGGTTTTCCAGGAACTACATTAGATGTACCAGCAGGACAGTACCAAGGTGAAATTGAGATGAGCTTTAATGGCCAGATTTTGACGGCTTTTGACTTACTTAACTTTACCTTACGCGCTGATTTCTAATGGCATTTACATGTCTTAATCCTGACCAAGCGGTAAAAGTAGAGGTTTCTTATTTAGAGCCTACTTTTAGTGTCAGTTATCTAGACGTAAATATCTGTGCGGCTGTAACTTTCCCTGATGTTTTAGGGGTAGAAATAATAACCCCAACAGATTTAGTTAGCTTAACTGCCGCAAAGGTCCTAGCAGATACATACACCGGCTTTTTAGATAGCTCAACTCGGACTGCTATAAAAGGGCTTTCAGATACTTTTTCTATGGTTGACAGCGCTGACATTACTTATAGTTTTGGCAAAGTACTGTACGATTATCCAGTTGTAACAGAAGCGCTTAGTTATGACATTAGCAAGCCGTTAGCTCCTGATAGTGTGTATATGGTTGACAATATGGATGGTAATATTGAATTCCAAATTGTCAAAGTAATCAATGAGTTACAGTTTATTGCAGATCAAAATAACTTAGTATTTGGCAAAGCTCCGGCAGATAGTATATCTTTTGCAGATGTAATTTATGCTGTTTTAGTTTACATAAGAGATGTTTCTGATAGTTTAGATACCCCCACTGACTTAATTGCAAAAACATTTAGTAAAACTCCGGCTGATAGCCTACTTGAGTCAGATATTTTTGTTTTTGACGTTACTAAATCATTTTTAGATTCTTCTAGTGTACTAGATACTTCTTATAAAACCTTTGAAAAGCTTATTTTGGGTTTGGCTCAGGATTACTGCGAGCTCTCTTATTTTTTACAAGACTATACGCTAGATGCTGTTCCTGGAGACCGGCTTTATACCAGTGATGTAATATCAAAATTTGTTGATTATGCTAGACAAACTAATGATAATATGACATTATCTAGTAGTGGAAGCTTGCTTATGCAAGGCTATTCTGATATAACTTACTTTTTAGAAGACTATGTGGGGTCATTCCGCACATTTACATAAGGAGCTGTAATGAACGCAACTGAAAACTTAAAAGCCTCCGGCTCCTTGCGAGTCGTTATTACCGGTGCCGATGGCAAGGTAAAAGAGGAACATGATTTTAAAAACCTAGTTGTTACCGTTGGTAAGAACTTTGTCGCTTCACGCATGGTTGGTGTTTCCGCTAACGTCATGAGTCATATGGCTGCTGGATCAGGAACAACAGCTGCTGCAGCAGGCGATACAACCTTACAAACTGAACTAGGTCGTGTAGCTTTAGCCACCTCGACGGCAACTACTAACGTAGTAACTTACACTGCAAGTTTTCCAGCGGGTACCGCAACAGGTGCTGTTACTGAAGCAGGTATCTTTAATGCTGCGTCTGTAGGAACAATGCTATGCCGCACAGTATTTGCAGTTGTTAACAAAGGTGTGGATGACGCAATGAGCGTTACTTGGACTGTAACGATTTCCTAATTTTCGGAAGGAGTAAACGGGGATGACAACTATAGTAACCCGTGCTGGTAAAGGATCGCCGTTAACTAATAACGAGGTCGATACCAACTTTACAAATCTTAATGACGCTAAGATAGAAACTATTACGTCTACTAATGGTTCTGTCCTTATTACAGGTACAGGATCGGCCCGTAACTTAAGCGTTCTTGCTAATGGTGGTGGCGGGTCTGCTGTTTCTTATTACTTAAATGGTGGTACAAACCAAGGCACATTTGGTGGTAACACTTACTACGAAATGAGTAGAACAGCAGTTTTAGCTTTAGATGCTAATTTTAATATTTCTGCTAATGGCTATATTGCCCAATTTATTACTGATGCCAACGACCCTTCATTATTAAATATCCCTGCTGGTAACTGGAACTTTGAGTTATGGTTTCAAGCATCTTCAGGTGGTGGCTCACCGAGTTTCTATGTAGAACTTTATAAATATGATGGCACTACATTTACTTTAATTTCAACTGGTTCCGGAAACCCTGAGTTCATTGATGGGGGCACATCTACTGACCTTTATTACACTGCTTTAGCTGTACCCCAAACCACATTAACTGTAACTGATCGCTTAGCCATTAGAGTTTATGTAACTCACAGTGGTCAAACAATTACTTTACATACTCAAGCTAATAATCTGTGTGAAATTCAGACAACATTTTCTACAGGTTTAACTGCGCTAAACGGCTTAAGCGCTCAAGTTCAAGGTTTTACAACAGGCACATCTGGCTCAGACTTTAATATCTCAAGCGTTACAGATGTCCATACCTTTAACATTCCATCAGCTTCGTCTTCTGTTCGGGGTGCTTTAACATCGGCAGATTGGACTACTTTTAATGGTAAAGTAGCTAGCGTTAGTGGAACATCCCCTGTAGTATCAAGCGGCGGTACAACTCCCGCAATTAGTCTTGCTTCAGGATATGGAGACACACTAAACCCATATGCTTCTAAAACTGCAAATTTTGTTTTGGCTGCCCCAACTGGAGCTTCTGGCGTACCTGTATTTAGGGCAGTAGTAGCGGCAGACATTCCAACACTAAATCAAAACACAACTGGTACTGCTGACAATGTAACCGGAGTTGTTGCTCCTGCAAACGGTGGTACAGGTTTAACATCTCCAGGGACAGCTGGAAATGTTTTATCTTCGAACGGAACAGCATGGGTGTCAACAGCCCCCGCAGCAAGTGGTGTTACAACTGGAAAAGCCATCGCTATGGCAATGATTTTTGGATAAAAAGGAACAATTATGGCAAACCCAAACATAGTAAACGTAACGTCAATCTACGGTAACTCATCGTATTTAGTTCCAAGCGGAACAAGTGCAACTACTTGGACCAACCTTACACCCGCCGTTGGAACCGTAAATAAAATTGACTACATCATGGCGGCAAACGTTACAGGAACAGCTGCAACCATAACGGTTTCTATTAACAGTGCGACGGGTGGCGGCGGAACAGCATATAGAATTGCTTATCAAATTCAAGTTCCTGCTAATACTACTTTGATTATTTCAGACAAATCTACCGCAATTTATATTGGTGAAACACAGTCAATCGTAGTAACTTCTGGAACGAGCAGTGCTATCGAAATGACAGCGTCTTATGAAGCAATAACCTAAAGAGATCAGTTATGACTGATAGATTTAACGCAGGCTTTGTTAATGCAGCATATGTTGGGCCTAAAGCACCCACGGCACCGACTGTAGTAACCGCTATTAAAGGAAATACTAGCGGAAGAGTAAGTTTTTACGGAGAAAGTTCAACTTATGGAGCCATAACTGGGTATAGAGTTATGTCAATCCCAGGTGGTTTTACGGCTACAGGTGCATCATCGCCAATTACAGTAAATGGCTTAACTAACGGCACATCCTACACCTTTCAAGTAACCGCAATTAATAATTTTGGTGAAAGCCCCGGAAGCATCGA